TGGGACCGAAACAGTAGCAGTTGGTGGTTCAATAGATATTGATATTCACGAATTAATTAGCGATAATATAGATGCCGATGAGGATTTAATAGTCGATCTAACAATATCAACACCAATACCTTTAGGTACATTAGGTGCTTATAATGTGACAAGTGGTATAGTACAATATAATGCAGGAAGCACTGCAGGTACAGAAACTATTGACTTTACAGCCACAGACCAAAACGGAAACGAATCCAGCACCGGTCAAATCACGATTACAATTACTAACACTGCGCCTACTACAACTACAGCTAATTTAACATTTGCTTCTGGGAGCGTTACTACAATTAATCTAAATAATTATATAGAGGATGCAGAAGATCTAGATGATAACCTAGTATTAACACTAACCCAGACGGTTGATACTGGTAGCTTAGATTTTAGTGTTAATGATATTATTACTGATAACCAAATAGAGTTTACTGCACCAACGGTTGCATATGATGATCCTGATGAAACAACTCAATTTCAATACAGCGTTGAGGACACTGGAGGCGCAACCGCGGCCACAAACGGAATTGTAAATTTAACTATTACGGCTGCAGCTAATACTGCCCCAGTTGCTAGCGATTCTCAAATTCTTACGGTAAATTCAGGTGGAACCTTAAGTACAGATCTTGCTAATTTAGTGACAGATCTTGAAGAAAATTCACAAGCACTTACATATACATTAGAATCACAAGCATCTTCAGGTACGGCTTCAATCGCAGGATATACTGGAACATATTTAGCCCCAACTGTACCATTTGGTAACGCTGCAGTAACGACAAGTTACACATATAGAGTAACTGATAGTGGGGGACTTTCTGATGTGGGTTCTGTGGGTACAATTAACATTCAAGTAAATCCGGCTGCGAACACTGCACCTACTATTTTAGGCGGGGATCTAACTATTTCAGTAGCACTAAACAGTGGAAGCAACTCATTTTCATTCACATGTGACGATGATGAACAAAGCGGACCATTAGCAGTTACCGTTTCAGCGCAAGGCAATAGGGGTTCAGTAGCTATACTTTCAACTTCAGTTATTTCTGGAGGTATTACAGAGTGTCAATATACATATACGCCTAATGCCGGTGAAATAGGTTCAGACTCATTTACGGTTCAAGTTTCTGATGGTCAAGGTGGTACAACTAATCAAACTATTACAGTTAGCATTAGTGCACCTGCATATATTTCATTTGGTGCTACGATTTATCAACCAGATGGAGATAGCGCATGTTTAGAAGAAATTACAGGTACTGTTTGGGTTGCAACAGCTAATCAATTTTACTCAGTAGGGGATTTAGGGCCAGGTGCAACTCTTTTACAAACTTCAGGTGGTCAACCTTATAGACCAGAAATAAATGCATTTATTAAACTTGAAGATTTTGACGGTACTATAAGATATTTTGAAGTAGATCCAGGTGGTAATATTACGAGTACGCCACAATTGTGTGGGGTGCAATCTGGCTTAGGTGTTTCTTCAAACGTATACTACACAGCATCAGAGTCCCTAATGTGTGACGAAGCAGCGGACATCGTTACAGTGTGGTACTCAGTTAACCTTGCTCAAGCGGGTTCAACACTAGCAACATTAATAGGCAACAATGTACCTCTATTTACAAGCGAATACTATGCAAACTTATATGCCAATGGACTTAATTCGGAATTAGAAGGGCTTATTCCATCTGGATTATATGCTGAAAATACTGTATACGGTGATCCTAACGCCATATACTCTTATTTTAAAAGATCAGTTGATAATATTTGGGTAAATAGCCCAGAAACTGGTAATGTTTTTTGGAAATGTTCAGCCCCAATAGTATATGATCATTATTCTATTTCAAATGTAGACATTCCTATTAATAACGCGACAAGTGTTCATAATTTGTGTGAAGGTTCTACATCAAGTACTACGATTTGGTATGCAGTTGCACAAGATGGAAATGGATTAAGCGAAGGTAAATCCTTGTTGGAAATTATTCAGCAGAATATTCCAATTTACATGTCACAAGAAGGTTTAGAAGGCGAGATTATCTCTGATATGTGGCCAACTGGTGCATTTAGTGTTAACGGAGAATATGGAGTTTGGACAAACGAGGAAGATGGTATAAACTTTAAGTGGTATGCGTTTAACTCGAATGACCAATTTGTAGAAGGTCAAGATGCAACAAGACTTGGTAATTGTGATAATTATGTTAGGCCTACGGTTTCTTTACAAGAAGATTTAGAGTGGAATTCAGGTGTTAATGACACAAACGTATTCTATGCATTTATGAATTGTGCACCATCTACCGAAACAGATAATGAGAACGGTTTAATTTCTAATTACTGGCAATTATATGTGATCGATGGTTTATATGATATTATTCACACTATAAATCCAGATGGGTCTCACGTTCATGAAGACTTAGGTACAAGTTATGTTAAAGATTTTGTTGATCAACTTAAGATCGATAACCCTAGTGGTTATTTTAAATCAAGTGGAAATGGTCAATGTATGCAATATGTGCATAAGATTTATGCAGAAAATATTAATGATGCGGTACAAACTCTTAAAAATTGGGGATATGAAACCACATACACTGATATAGAAATTGCAGCGGTAAATCCTCAAGATATTGGTATTGCAAGTGAACAAACAATTAGTACGTTTGCTACGTGTTATGATTGTACTAATGATATTACAGTGTCTACATATGATATTCCATTTGTAGAAGATGCACAGCTATCTCAATTAAATCCTAACTTTGAAACAGAAACTAACTACAAGTTAGACAATCTTTCTAAACCACTTCTTAGAACAAATCCTAAATTAACAACTAACGTTAAATTAGTAGTTAATTCAACAGATAAATTATACTTAGAAAGTATTAATGCCACTAAAGAATTAGCAGCAGTTGAATATAAAAAGTTCCCTGTTAATGAAAACGGTCAATACTCATATGATGTTGCGAGATTCTATAATGTAAATAGAACTCCAAATGAAATAATGTTTACTACAAAAAGAGAATATTCTGATCTTACTGTATTAGACTCATATGAAAAACAGACAGAAGAGGCATATCACTACGGTACGACTTACAATTATTCTAAGTTACATAACGAAGACTTTAGATTATTTGCCCCAATTTGGATTGATAAAAACATTCCTAAAAGATTTGTAATCTTTAAAGTTAAAAACCCATCAACTGCTATTAATTATAACGATACATCAGATGGTAACTTTAATCGCATTCAAGGCATGTTAAAAAATGCTGAGATTATTAAGACTTTCGATTTAACTACTAATTCTAATATTGGTAAGTATTTGAGAAACCATGTTCAAAATGAAACTTTCCCAAGCGCTCCAATGACAGTTAGTTTTGAGAAGAATGAAAAGTCTACATATAATGGTATTGATCTAATTAAAGGTGGATTTACTTCTAAAGGTGAATACTTATACAAAGACTTTACTTTAACCGATAAGCCACTAATCGAAGCTAATGACTTTTTAACAGATGGATTTAGAAGAAATCAAGTGGCATCTGCTAATGTGATAAACTTAGAATTCTTATTTAACGATGAGTCAGCCTCAGAATATTCTGCTAACAGATATTTTGGTTTATACGTCGATGATATTGATTCAGGTAGAGGTAGAATCTTTAATATTAATGGTAAAGTTCATGAGTTTAAAGAGCTAAACTCTTATGTTGATTCAAGCGAACCCACAACAGCGATTCCATCTTACAAGATGATTTCATCAATGCCTGTTTTAGCATACGCAACGGTAGGTGATCTTTTCTTTAGGTTATCAACAGACACTTATTATAATGCTAATGAGTCTAAGGTCGCTATCGAGGATAGCTTACAACAAATTCCAAACTATTTGGGTATTAAGGGTAAAGGCAAATCTATTGATATTGTAGAAAACAATGATCATGGTTATGACTTTGTTAAAATGAATGTGGTTGACATACCTGTCACTAACGATTCAATTGCAATTAGTGTTATTAAAGAAGAGGCTAATAGATTTAAGTTTATTAAGTTTGTGTCTAACCAAACAGTTGAGATTTCATTAAATAACATGGGTACAATTTATTCTATGTCATTTGATACCGGAAGCTCTATTGCTGATGCGATTGGTAATGCTCAAGTTGAATTAAGTAATCAAAATTTAGACCGTTATGTTAGTCTTTCTTTTGATGCTGATTCTCCTGATTCAATTTACTTAACTGAAATTTCAGCAAACTTGGGTGAATTAACAATGGAACTCGTTTCTGGAGGTGCATGTATTATTAAGAACAGTAGAATTCAAACAAGCGTTGATTTTCAAAATCACGTCTATTTTGCTGATTATTCAATAGCTGAAGGTAAATTCAATGGACATAGATTCTCTAACCAAGGGACAACCACAAATGTAGCGGTAGCTTTAGCGGCATGTATTAACGCAAATGAAACTGCATTTAGAGCATATAATGTTGGTACAAATGTATATGTTGTTAATCAGGTTCCAGGTTATAAACTAAATCAATCTGTTTTCTTAATTGCAAAAGGAAATTCAGTTGACTTTTTAGAACTTGAAAATTTAGATCTTTATAATAGCCTAACTCTTAGAAAACCAAAGCCAGCAGGTACGACAGTTCCAGAAATTCCAGCAGATGGCACTTCTATCCTAGAAAACTGGACTGCTTATTATTTAAGTGGAGGAAACTCAGCTGGTAAGTCAGTGTTTATTAACAACGAAACTCTAAGTGAAATTTCAGCGGGAGATTATTTAGAAACTAGATATGTTGGTGTTTATAATAAAATCATTGATATAGTAGAGGATATTACTAGGGTTAATGGTCAATATTCTAAAGTTATTTTAGAAGATAAAAATGATTTAACCAGAGGAGAAGCTAATGTATTCTATGAAAACGAAATTAGTTTAGGTCTGTTCTCAGCGTATAATTTATACGATATGAACTTTGACTTTTACGATACTTCTAATTCTGATCTTAAAGAGTTAAAGTATGAAACTTCTGCTATTATTAATTATGAACCATATCAAAATGCACTCAATAGTGTAGATATAGACACAGGTACTGAAACGTCAACTCTTAATAGTAGAGATATTTTTAATGATGATTTTAGCTTAGATCCTATAGAGTATTTTTCAAACCTATCGGGTTTATTAAACGAAGAGTCGGTTGATGATGTTGACTTTGAACAAATCACAAGCGAATATGATAGACTAAAAGAGAATCAAGTTAAACAGTTTGCTAATAGATCGAGAGTAGTACCTAATACTAATAAATGGGTCTTAAAGGATGCAGTAACTGTTAGAGAACAACCATATTACTTAAACGCTAACGAAGCCTTTGGTAGAACTAACTTTGCGCCTGATTTAACAGTCACAGATAGAGACAAAGACGCAATGACTCACGAATGGTTCTACATGGAAAAGATGCCAAAATATTTAAGGTACGATCAATACAACGATACCTTTAGCTATCTAAACTTTATTGAAGGATTTGAATTAACACCTAACATGTTTAAGAGTGTTAAGTATAATTATTTTAATAAGTTTATGATCAGCGATGGTTTTGAAAAGAGTTTGTCTAGAGAAGATCTTATTAATATTTACAGTGACATTAATACTGGAGAGGCTGAGTTAAACTCAATTGATGAGACTATTAATTCATTTATTAAAACTGAATTAAAGAAAAAGTATTCTATTATTTCAGGCGGAAACGATGTTAGCTTTGCTAGTACTATTTTTAAAGGTATTAAAGTTGACTTTAAGAATAGAAAGGAATTTGTTAATGATACTGCAAACGAGTTTGTTAAAGGCAATCAATTTAACGGTTATAAATTTAGTACAATCTTAAAGGTTAACGAAGATGTTGATTCTAATAGTGTGGAATTTGAAGTTATTCAAAATAAGAAATTCAAATTTGTAGTGTTCTTTATTACTCTTAACTTAAGTGAATATTGGGTTAAAGGTAATATGAATAGAAAACTTCTATATGAATTAAATCATAAAATCGTTTATGATACATTAGAAGATGATTACGTATATGCTAATACGCCAATAGACGGTGCTCTAAAACTAAATGATTCTAATATTAATTGGAATACTGACGGACCTTTTACGATTCAAGGTATTTCTCATTTAGATGGAAGTGTTCCTAATTTTGAAAGTCAAGTTGCATTAGGTGAAGGTGGATTATATGGTGATATTTACATTGATATTTTTCCACAAACAGCTAATCAAAAAACATATAAAGTTAGTGTAGTTTCTGTAGAGTCAGATAGTACACTTATTGTAAGCGGAAAGCCGGTTAATATTAATGATGATACTGATATTTTACAAGTAGAATTTTTACCGAGCTCTGTACAGAGTCAAGCCGTTTATACTTACATTGGTGGTGGAGCTAATGCTCATAAAACTATTTTAGAAGAATTAACAGCGGGTGCAGTTGCTGACTTAGTTAACCTAAATAATAACTTAGTAAAATACACTACAATTGAAGAGTCTGGCGTGGCACTTAATAATCAATTTGTAATTAACTTTAGTGATGGAAACGAAATCGTTATGAAGTCAGCTCTTACATTAGAAGAAGACAACGATAAACCAAAGAGCTACAAGTTATTTAAAGGTAATATTGGTTATAACATTATTCAAGGTGACGAAGAATACTTCCCATTTATGATTAGACATAATGGTAATTATACTGTAGATCTTACACCAGTTGTAACGTTTACTGATGTCTATACTCATTTTAAAGTTGATAGAAATCAGGTTACTACAAATGATAACGAATGGACTTTTGAAGAGATGCTTTATAAACACTCTCAAAGAGATCTATTAGAAGTTAATAGAGCTAAAGCTTATTATAATCGCTACAATAGATGTGGCGTTGCATTTAACTTAGGCTTTATTCAAGATGGTGGTTCTCATGACGGAAAATGGGGTATTATTAAAAACCACTTCTATCACAAAGTGAATGAAATTAATCCAGCTGGTGTAACTAAACTTTCAAATACAAGTGATAAGCCACCTTTATATCCGCTGATCGGTGAGATTGCGATTGATAAAAAAGATGTAAATGTATTTAGATCTTCTTGGGATTTTGATTACTATAGCAGATCGCTTGCAGGTGGAGAATCGGTTTCAGTTCCTGGAACTTTTGAAACTAAAGAAGAGCGTTCATATTTAGCTTCAACTATTATGAAGCCAAAACAGCTTTATTCATTATTAAATTATACATGGTCAAGTGTTGGTTCTGAAGAAGAGTTAGATGAAATCTTAATTAATGGTAATAACCCAACAGATGTAGTTATTTTTGAAAATGACTCTAATATAATTGCTGATTTTTATATAACAGATGTTCTTACTAAAACTATGATTTCAGATGGTGTTTTAACAACCATATCTAGATATGTAACTAATGAAAATTCAGCTGGAAACAAAGAGACTCTGAATGACGATGCTCAACTCTATGTTAAAAATAACTTGTTAGGTAATTACATTATAGATGAGGTTGATCTTTACATTAAAAGATTTAAAGGATCTGAATCAACAATAAACGTTGTAAATGATATTACTGAGATAACACAAGGTGGATTTGAACAAGATCAAAACAATTATGCATACAGATCTCACGTTCAAAAGCCAATGAATTTTAGGTTGATATATAATAAAAGATTAGGTTATTCTTATGATATAAGACCTGTAATAAAAATAAAGTCATAAAATGGCAATCAATATTCAAGAAATATTACACCCTAGCGATTCTGACGCTATTAAGTTTGAGAAGATTAACTATAATTTTGATCAGATTCTAGCAAACGGTGGCGGCCCTGCTGGCCAAAAGGGTGAAAAAGGTTTACAGGGAAACGTTGGTTTAACTGGTCAAAAAGGTGAAAAAGGTGACGAAGGCTCTACTGGTGCTAAAGGCGATATCGGTGATTCAGGGCCATGGCACAGTATTGATCAAACTACTTATAAACTTTTAAAGCCTAAAAGATTAGGACTCTCTTCAACACCAATTATTTATGTAGGTGATGAAGCCTTTGATGAGACTAGTGCTGCAAACGGTGAACTTAATTTAAGCTCTAAGATTACTGTTAAAAAACACACAGGTACATTTGATAACTATATAATGTTAGTAGATGATGATACTGCGGCTGCTAAATTAGTTATCACAAGTGGATACGATGCAACTTCTCAGTTTACTAGATTTGCCATTCAAAATGATTTTGGCCAAAACAATATTGAGGTTGCGATTAACACTAATAAAATTGACTTAGATTCTACTTCTACAACTACAATTACGGCAGCTGGAATCAATCTAATTTCTACAGGCACTACTAATATTAAATTACAAGCTAATACTGGTATTGTTGATATAGATGCAAATGCTGAGTTTAAGGGATACGTAAAACTTTCAGATACGGATCCAACTTCACCTGATGTTGGTATGATTAGGTATAATTCTGGAAGTGATATATTTGAAGGTTATTTGAGCAACGGTGGTTGGACAGAATTTTGTATGGCACCATGTGGTGCTGCGGCTCCAAACTCTATTACAATCAGTGGTGGAGATATTAATGCAAACGCAGATGGTTCACCTAACACGGGTGTAACGCCTACTCCAACACCGACTGCAACGCCAACTGCAACGCCAACTGCAACGCCTACAGCGACTCCAACTCCAACACCGACTGCAGCGTCAGTAAATACAATTGAATTTCAAAATGGAGAAACCAGCTATACTATAAGTGATTGGGAATCAGGACCAGGAACAGGCACAACTACCATTTCGTGGAGAATGACTGGTTCGTTTGGGGCTTCTCAACCAGTGCCAGTTTTAGTATCAAAGGATAATCGTATTAGTGTTTCTTTTACATATGGTCTATTTGTAGGAGGAGGTCATGTTGGTTCTATGATTATCCAAAGTCAAGATTCTGGCGCTGAGTTTCCGGTAAGTATAACGCTAGATCCTTTAGTTATTAGACACTCAGATGATACAAATGTTACATTATCTATAAATGGAACTTTAACACAAGGAGAAAACCGATAATAGCCCAATGTGAGGATAAAAATATAATAGAAAACTAAAATGGCTTATACATATACAAGAACAATAACGACATCACCAGATGGCACCGTATATACGTGGAATAATCCAGCTTCTAGTTGGATTACGATTACACAACAAGGTACTTCTGATAGTTGGAATATTGAAATTGCAGATAATGCAGGTGGAGCTAGAAGTGCAAATCTAACAGTGACACATGCAGATGGCGTAACAACAGATTCTATTAGTGTGAGTCAGGCTGGTGCTGTAGTAAATCCAACGGCAACTCCAGTTCCTCCAACGGCAACTGCAACTGCAACGCCAGTTCCTCCAACGCCGACTCCAACTACATCAAATAGTACATTTACGATGACTAGTAATACAACAAATCTAACTGCTGTTGAGATTTTTGGTACTTCATCATCTAGCCCAGCAACTGTATCATATCAAATTCTTGTATCAGGTGTGAGCCCAGTTCCCCCATCTGTTACTACAGCTCCTAGTTTAATTGATCCTAACGGATGGCAAGTTAATAACCCAACAATGGGTACAACTAATATGGAAACTGGCATGACAACGTGGACGGGAACTATTGATGTTTGGCAAATGACAAGCCCTATATCAACTCTTACACAAGAAGTTATTGTTACATGGGGTGGACAAACAGATTCTTTCTTTGTGGTAGCAACGATTTCTGGTAGCGGAACTGGTACCGGAACTGGTGACACCGATAGAGGAGTAAGCCCTGCTGGATAATAATTTAAAATTAAAGATTATGTTAGATAAAATTAAAAATATAAAACTTAGTAAGAATGCAATTGTATTTATTGCAGGGGCTCTTTTTGTTTTATTGTTTTTAAGACAGTGTGATCGTATTTCAGATCTTAAATCTGATGTAAAATTGGCTCAAGAAAACGCTGATAGAAATTTTAATAATTATTTAGCATCTAAGGACAGTGTCACCGTGTTAAAGAACGACAATGGTGATATGTTAGCTACTATTAGAAGTTACGAGTTTGATATTGATAATTTAAAAGAAGATCAAAAAAAGGTACTAGCTAAATACCGTAGAGTACTTAATCTTAATAGTGATCTAAACAAAACAAATGCTTTACTTTCAGCTGATATTGCAATTAAAGATAGTTTATTAGCGGCAGCTCAAGTAACTCAAATTGACTCTAATTCTGCAAGAATAGATTTTAGTAAGTTTGATGATTTTGGAAACGGTAACACTAGAAATTTAACTGGCTATTCTATTATTAACTATGATAATGGCTTATTTACTACTGGACTAAATCAATTTAATATTGATCAAACACTTTCATTAGTTGCAGGCATTGAAGAAGTTGATGGAGCTAATAGACTTAAATTGTCTACTTCATATCCAGGTTTGAATATCTCTAACATAGAGAATATAAACCTGATAAATACTAAATTAAACCAACGTAACGAGAAAAAGGCCGGCTGGTCTATTGGAATCGGCGTAGGTTATGGAATAAACTTAAACAATAATCAAGTAATTAGTACTGGCCCTTCTATTGGTATAGGAGTTTACTGGTCACCTAAGTTCTTGAGATTCTAAATACTAATATGGCACAATCATCAAGATTTTTTAGGATAGACGAGGATGTTTTACTCGAATTTATCTACCACGATCAAAGCAACACAGATGCTTATAAAATCGAAGTAGATGATAATGGTAGTGAAGTAAAGTTTCTAGATACAGTTGATGGTGATCCATTTTCTCAACGTCATTTAATTAATGAATTAGGCAGTGATGTTGTTAACTTTGATGTTACTTCGACTGCAGGTTATTTAGCTGTTGAAAATTTTGCAGCAAGAACACTACTTCTACAAAATGGTAAAACTTATAAGTTTGATCTAAGTGCATTGGCAGATCCAAGTCAATTTGCAATTAGTGGAACTTTGGGCATTTACACTTATTCAGCGGCCACTCAAATTGGTCAATTTATTCCAAGCCAAAATGGTACGCTTGAATACTCTTACCCTGGTTTAATTGGTGGTAAGATTATTATTGACACTAGAGCTAATCCATTATTCGCTTCACCGGATGAAAATACAGGTAATGATATTAACCAAACAATTGGTCGTTATCATGGTGTTAGAGTCCCAGGAGAAAGAACCAAGTATGCACTTTTAGGCTATGATTCTACTGGTTATTATGAAATGTTTAACTACATTAATAATCACCCTAATTGGACCGGTGGTAATGAAGCCGATCTAATTAATTACCAAACTGAAGCAACTCAGAATGTAAATTATATTTTATATGATACGGTTAGACTTCACTTAAAAAGTGGATTTTCGTTCGCTGCAAGAGGCTATGAAGGTTTCTTATTTGAGGTTTCAGCAGGCAGAACTAGTGGCATTCAAAACTACTTAACTCAATTAGCTTACTTAAATACTAGTAACTATGAATACTCTAATCCAAAGCCATTTATTTTAGGTGAGACTTTATGGAGTAAATTTATCGAGGTTAAAGTGCCATCTTTGGTTGGTCAAAATGAAGAGTTTACTGATAGATTCTATGGTAATGGTACAATAGGTTCAAGTGATTTAGATCCATCTGCTAATTACGGCATTAACTTTAAATTGATCGATAGACTTGAAACCCTAAATGGATTTGATTACTTCTACACCGGCGAAGAAAACTCTTTTACAGTTTCACGTGAAGATGAATATCAAGACTTTACAGTTATAGTTGAAGACGCCACTGATGGTGATTACTTTATGATTTACGGTGAGAAAGACAATTCTATTGGTGCATTTGAAGGTTATATTTTAAACAGAATTCAAACAAGCTCAGATGATATTGTTGTGATTTTTGATGTTGCAGTCTTTGAACAAATAGGTACAAGTGAAGTTAAAACTAACGAATTGACATTTACTCAATACGAAGATTTTAATGAGCCTATTATTTATAGACCAGTAATTAGAAATGCTAACGTAGCAGTCAATTTCTCAATTGATGTAACTATGAGAATTTACAATCAAACTGACAACACTCAAATAGTTAAGAGAGCCAGTTTAACTGTGAATCAAGCTGCAAAGTACGGTAAAAAATTAGCGGCTTTAAAGATTAACAGTCCAAACCAATTGACTGAAGTTTATAATATTCTACCTAACTTAAGTGGTAATAAAGTGATTAAGAGTCTTATTACTGACTCAGTCCCACGTAGTGTTAAATATGTACCTGCATTTTTAGAAAGACATAATGTTGTAGCAAGTATTGCAAACGTAACATTCGATAGTGGAAATGAAAACATAATGACACAAGATGTCGTTGAGGTAGAAACAAGTGGTTTTGTAAATGAAAATGATTTGACTATTAAGATTCCACCATTTGCAGCTTATTTTAAATTTGTGATTGCAAAACAAAAGGATGGTGATATTGAATTTGTATCGTTTGAAAATGCAGAAAGAGTTATCTTAACATTTGGACAAGGTGATAATAAATTAACATTTAATCACGTTTCTAATAAAGACATCGATATGGGCGAGGGTGAAGTTCTATTTAAGATTAATGAAGCTAATGCTAATAAAATTAGAGGCATGCAGAACACTAAGTTCTATATTAGTCTTGATAATGGCATTGATCAAACTTACATTACTTCTGGAAAATTCACACTAGCATAAGATGATCTTAAATAGCAGAAATAACTCATTTGACTTTAGATTTCCTAGGAAGTTTATTCCAGAAGAAGTTGCCGCTAAATATAAAAAGTATTTAGACAAGGTTCCAGGGTCTATGCTCGCTGAACCGATTGATTTTGTCAACTATTCAATTCAGGGCGTTAATATTCCAGGAGTTAGCTTTGATCCAGTACAGCAAGCAGATAATGACGGATCTATTAGATACCATAGAGGAACTCAACCTATTCAAAATACGATTGAGCGTCAGTTTACAGTGACTATGCAATTACTCGATGGTTTTATTAACTATTGGATTATGATGGATACTCTATTGTATTATTATGCTAGATCGACTACTAGACCATATACGGATCCATTAACTTTGAGAATTCTAGATGCAGAGGGTGCTTCAGTTGCCTATATGGAATTTCAAAAACCAATTATGAACTCAATAAACGAACTCTCACTTAACTTTGCAGAGAACGTCGCAGACTTCTCAACATTTGAAGTCACGTTCTACTATAATAAGTTAGACTTGAGAATAGAATTACAATGATATATACATTATGAAGACATTTAACAAATACTTATTGGAAGAGAAAGTGACCGATCAGGATATGGGTATGCTTAAAGAAGGTCTACAATCTGAATGGACTCCAGAATTAGAGGCTCAAGTAGATGAAGCTATCGATCAATTTATTGCTGAGTATGGTAATGAAGACGGTACTTTTGATATGGATCGCTTAAATGAAGAGATGACGAACGAAGGTCTTTTAGGTAGTATCTTAGGTGGTTTGACAGGCTTTGCACTTGGTAAATCAGTTGGTAAGATGATCGCTAGAGTTCTCGGTATTCAAAAGGGTATTTTTTATGATTTGTTAACTTCAAGACTTGTTGGCGCTGCCTTAGGTGCTAGTCTTGGTAAAAGAATGTAAATGAACTACGTTTCGGTAGACTTTTCCCTAAATTCCCCCGGTATATGTGTTTACAATGATAAGAGTAAACGATACCATTTCATCAGTTACATAAAACCTAAAACAGGTACTAAAGCTGAACAAAAATTACAGGAAGAACTTGGACTTCTTCAAGATGTAACACTTGTTGATCAACCTGATTTTAATAGAGAGGCTGAAGAATATTCAAGTGTTGAATTAGCTAAGGTCAAAAGATATGATCGAATGGCCGATGACATTATCAATCTAATTTTACAAGAAGTTTTTGTTGGTGATGGTTTTATAATTGGGTTTGAGGGCACTTCATATGGTTCTAAGATGGGAACTAATAATATGATAGACATGGCCGCAGGTGCCGCCATTCTCAAGTTGAAGATGTTAAAGACCTTAAAGCCCGAAAACTTGGTCACAGTCGCTCCAACCACTATTAAGAAATATGCCGGTAAAGGTAATATGAACAAGCTTCAGTTGTTTGAGGCTTTTCAAAAGAATTCGACGGAAGACCTCATCTTGGCTAAAAGCCCGTTGTGGAATATTGTGAGTGGTTTGGAAATCGGGAAGAAGATCCCGAAGCCTTTAGATGACCTTATCGATGCTTACTTCTTAGTGGCATATATGTCCAACCCCCCAGCCTAATCTTTCCTCTAGACCTAAAGACTTTAGTTATATGCACGTTCCCCCAAACTGTTTCATAATTAAATAAAAAAATTTCATTAGATAGCCAGTTGGCATGAAACATAACTCTAGTGAGATATATAATAAGTAACTAACAATGATTACAGACACAATGACAAATGACAATTTAGTCACGGTTGATTTTTACCATCTAAACACCGTTCTCATAAAAATGGTGCGTATGGGACAGCTCACGAATGAAGAGCGCGAAGGTCTACTGCACAAATCTGGGCTGATTAAGCTAGAAGACGGTAGATGGCAAGAATCTAACACATCTATTTTGACATTAATCAACGAGTAAGTGAAACATTTGTTTAGTTGCGATTATAAGGACTGAAAGTAAATTTCAAGTATTAAACATTTTTAAACAATTTTAAGGTATCATGAGTGAAAATTTTGACATTTTTAACTTGGGCGTAGAAGACGTTGAAACGCATCAGCCCCAACAAACATCAGTAAGCGAGATCTATAAGCCGACCGCTGACGATGGTAAAGACGGAACTTACAAAGCGTTGATTCGCTTCGTTCCAAACCCAGAGAATCCACGTAATTCTCTTATTCAAAAGTACGTACACTGGTTGACAAATTCAAGCGGTGACGGTAAATTGGTAGATTCACCATCTTCAATCGGTGAAAAGTGTCCAATTGCAGACGTATTCTGGAAGTTGCGTAAAAGCGACTCAGCTGTAGACCGTAAGGCTTCAGAAAAACTTAAGAGACGTCAGCAGTACTATTCTCTAATCAAAATCATTAAAGATCCACAAAATCCAGAATTGGAAGGTAAGTATATGGTCTTTAAGTTTGGTTACAAGATCAAAGAGAAGATCGACGCTGAGTTGAAGCCAGACTTCGGTGAGCCAACACAAGTATTTGACCTTTTCGAAGGTAAGAACTTTGAGTTGATCATCACTCGTCAAGGTGAATACAACAACTATGACAAATCTAAATTCTCAGCTAGCAAATCAGCTATCTTAATCGGTGAAACTCCAGCAGAGCGTAGCAAAGAATCAATGGCTACAATCAAAGAAGAACTTGATGCTGCACCTTCATTGGCAAGTTACGATTACAAAGCTTGGGACGAGGATACTCGTGCATTCGTAAACGATGTACTTCGTATGTACCTCAATCCAGGTGATTCAATCGCTGCAGTAACAAGTGCACCAAAAGCTGCACCTAAAAAAGAAGCAGTAGCTGCGACAACTGTAGTTGAGAAAGAGGCCTCTTCAACAGAATCTTCAACTTCATCAAGCGTTTCAAGTGACGATGATCTAGATTCTTTCTTGAATGACCTCGACATCTAATATAAAACTAACAGAGGAGCTTAAGGATAAAATTCGAGTTGCACTTAAACAAGTAGTACAACAAGAACATACAAATCCAAATAAGCAATCACTAAAGGACATGCATGGGCGAATAACCCTTGCATGTCCCTATTGTGGTGATTCCCATAAAGATGACACTAAAAAACGTGGCAATATCTTTTGGGATACCCTACAGTATCACTGTTACAACTGTAGTTACCACACAAATCTCCACTCTTTTTTAAAGGATCATCAAATTAGGTTCTCGACCGGCGAGGATACCTTTACAATTATTGATTACATTCAACAAAACAAAATTGAAGTTAGTAGCGAAAGCGTTCTACAGCCAACTGTTTTTGAGAAGGTACAAAAATATGCGATTGATATTGAAACTTTTAAAGCTAAGTTTAAAGCCAAGCCTATAGAACCTGGAGATTGGATTTGGTTTCAACTTAAAGATCGCCTTTTACACCATAAAGTAGATGAGTTTTTATATTCAGCCAAAGAGCATCGCTTATGGATTCTTAACTTTGGTGCAGAAGGTAAAATTATTGGAGCACAAACACGTAGAATGAAAGGATATGGTCAGCGATACTTATCATATGATTTACCTAAACTCTACGAAGAAATGGGTCAACCTCTTGAAATATCAGAAGATGAGCTTAATAGTATTACAAAGATCTCAACTCTTTTTGGTATTATGCATATCAACTTTCAAAGGCCAGTGACACTATTTGAAGGACCATTAGATGCTAAATTTATGCATAACTCATTGGCACTTTCAACAGCTGGTCGCTCAACTGAGGAGTTTGACGAAATCGAGACAGTTAGATATATGTTTGATAATGATAAAACTGGTAAGGCTAAAATGACTGAGAAACTCAAACGTGGCCGACCCGTCTTTATGTGGTCTAAGTTCTTACAAGAAAATGGGTTAGATAAATATAATATCAAAGATCTAAATGACTTGATGATTAAGTGTTATGAATTAAAATCAGATGCTTATAAGAAGATTAATGATTATTTCACTTCAAGTAAATTAGATCTATGGTACGTATAGAAGATTTAACAGTTATGGTTGAAAAGGACTTAGATGATTTTTACAATGACAGAGATAGATTTAAGGGTCTAAAAATGTTGGTTGACTTTGATAGCATTGATCTCGAGGCTAATACTCCTGAAATGAAAATGGGTAAGCCTAAGTTTAAGAAGCGTGAGATTATTTCAAAGCATATCAAACCAAACCCTAATAAGAAGTCACTGTTTTAAAAGATATAAATGAGTAACGAGAAAATACTTGAGCTTGATCAAAAGCTCACTACACAAAGGACCACTTGGTCTAACAACATAAAGGAACTGGCTCAAAGTCTTAAACATATTAACGGTATGGAAGAGACTATAGCCGGGATTTTGTCTTCACGTCAAACAATGGTTGATCAAATGGCATATCTTAATACAAAAATTAAGGAGCAAAAAAATGCGATCAATGCAAGGTGGCGAGAAGCCTATATTAGGTATTATGAATACGACTATAAACTAGGTGAAAAACAAAAAGAAAGGTTTATAGAAAACGATCTTGTTCAAGAAAATACCAGACTAGCTCTCTTAGAAAATCAAGTTGAATTTATGAGAGAATCGGTAAAGACTCTAGATAACATGGGCTTTGCCGTCAGAAACAGATTGGCAATAAAAGATCTGTAAGCTGAAAATAAAAAAGCCCGCAAAAATGTGGAGCTTAGTTTGACAGAAAATAAACAGTTGCTACGAATTGACGATGCAACTGAGATGGAGCTTGAGCAGCTTAACATTTCTCTGAACAGGCGGATTGAATCTTGGCGATTTAACCCACTTGTAAAGAAGGGTTTATGGGACGGTTACATCTCCTACATTAAGGATGACAAATGGATTCCTTCTGGTCTTTGGCGAGAAGTGATGAACATTTGCAAAGAATATAATTATGAACTCAAGTTAAATGGTATTACTGAGCTATTTGACACTGGGATCAATCAAGAAAAGTTTACTCAGTGGGCATTGGACTTCTTTGAAAAGTCTGAGATTACACCAAGAGATTATCAAATTGACGCTGCTTTTAACATCTTAAAATTTAAGAGGTGTTTGAGCGAATTGGCGACTTCAGCAGGTAAAACGTTAATTTCCTTCCTTACAGTCGCATATATATTAGAACAGAAGAAAGCTGAACGCATTCTGTTTATCGTACCTAATGTATCACTTGTAGTACAAGCCAGTGAGGATTTCTTAGACTATAATTACAGAAATCAAGTCGACATTAAGGTACAACAAATTTATAGTGGCCAAAAGATCAGAGCAGGTCGCAACGTAGTAATTGGTACTTATCAATCTCTGGTCAAAAAAGACAAAGCCTATTTTGAACAGTTTGACGCTGTTATTATTGACGAAACACATAAAGCTAAATCACAATCGATCAAGACCATCCTTCAGAAATGCGTCAATGCCGATTATCGTTATGGTTTATCAGGTACAATCCCAAAACCCGGCACACTAGATCGATTAACTCTAATGGCCTACACTGGCCCCGTGATTACTGAGGTTTCAGCTAATTTCTTACAAAATGAAGGACACATTGCTAAATGTAAAGTAAAAGTAATTAAGATGGATTATGCTCCACAAAGTACTAAAGATGCATTTAGAGAAATGTCACAAAACAGATATGAAAGCAAAGACGTATTTAAGTTCGAACAAAACTATATCATCAATTCGCCAGGCCGTCTCAACTTCGTTACTAATGTTATTTCCAGAGTACGAGGCAATAGTCTTGTTCTTTTCCACAGGATTGAGCACGGTAAAAAGTTATACGAAACGCTTAGACAAGAAAGTAATAAGCGTGTATTTTATGTTGATGGTGGAACTGACAAAGACATTCGCGAAGAATACAAAAAAAAGATGGAAGCCGGCGAAGAAGTCGTAATCGTGGCTAGTTATGGTACCTTCTCAACGGGTATTTCGATTAAGAAGATTCACAACATTTTCTTTACTGAATCATTCAAATCAGAGGTGATTATTCGTCAATCAATTGGTCGTGGATTGAGACAACATGCATCAAAAGATGCGGTAAACATTATTGATTTTGTAGACGATTTAAGCTCATCAGATTGGGATAACTACCTAATTAGACATGCTAAAGCTCGCCAAGCCATCTATAGAGAGCAAAAGTTCTCGTTTGATGTAAAAAATGTCAGTTTTGAAGGAGATATATAATAATAAGATAATCAAATTAAAACAAATATAGATTACAGATGGAAAAATTAAAGTCATTCGAGCAATTCGTTGTAGCTAAAACAGAAGCTAACAAAATCGAAGTGCAAGAACAGAACAACAACAAGAGACAAAACGAGGCTGAAACGTTTAAAACACTTTTAGCAGAATTTGACGTAACATCGGTTAAAGAGTTGACTGAAGAACAGAGATCAGAATTCTTCGAAAGACTTAGAGGTGTTGAAATGAATGAGTCTTTTATGCAACTTAACGAGGGTACAAGAGGCCAATTCGGTAAGATTGACAAAAAAGGAAATATTGTTTCAGTTTACACTCACTACGATTCATATCCAGAGAACATGTTACCCTTGATCAAAAAAGGTTACATGAAAGGCCAAAACGTTGACGCTGTCCTACAAGGTGGTAATTCATCAGGTTTGGAAGCGGATCCAGATTCAATGAACTTCTATGGTGAAGATGATCAACTTAATGGTAACGTTAAATCATTTGACAGATACGTTAGAACTGCAGCAAACGATTGGGGCGCAGAATATGTTTACCTTTGGGACGAAAGATCTAAAGAGTGGATGATGGCAGACCTTTATGGTGGTGGTCAATTAAGACCAGCTTTCGAATCTGTAGTTAATGAAGCTATTAAAGTTACAGGTAAAAGAGATGCTAAAAAGGTAGTTACTCAATACAATAAAATTTTAATGGGCGAACTAAGTGGTATTGGTGCATCAGGTGATGAAAAAACCATTTTAGGTGCAGTTAAGAAGCTATTCGTAGATGCAATGGAAGATGCTAATTTCCACAGAGAAAAAGATGCATGTGCAACTGCAATCAAAGGTAACATTGCTTCAATTCCAGTAATCGTTGATGGTTTAGGTGGAATGGCAGTTAATATTGGTGCTACTAGAATTAAAGCGGCTTTAGAAGATTATTACTCTAGACTTTCAAATGCAGCTGGTTGGTCAGGTCTTGCAATTGTTGAAGGTACTGCGCTTTTCTTAGAACAGCTTGGATTTGCTCAAATGGGTCAAGATCTAATGGATAAATTCAATGCACAGTTTGAAGGTAATGCCGTAACGGTTAACGTTGAAGAAAAGCTATATGAATACTTTGTTAAATTGGATGAAGCTGAAGTAAAATCAGATGAAGACTTTAAAGAGTATGCATTCTCAGTTTTACAAAAAGCTTTCGGCGAAGATTTTGACGAAGCTAAAGCTCAAGAAGTTGTAGACGGACTAATCTCTAAACACGAAGGAGATTATGGCGCAATGGTAGGAGCATTACAATCTTCATTAGGTTAATATAAACATAGAGATTGGCTCAGTTTTTCTGGGCCAATCTTATTCATACCATTATGGCTAAAATACTTACATATACAGAATTCTTAACAGAGAAATTCAATTCGCATTCTGGCACTGAATTGATCATGGAAGGTGGGGCTGCAGGTCACATGTCACACCCATTCGATGATAAATCACTAACATTTGGAGACTTTAAAAACTTAATTGAAGCTGGTCTTAGTGGAGAACTAAACTTTGAAGAGGATGCTACTGAAAAAACAGATGGCCAAAATGTATTTGCAACTATTCAAGATGGTGAAGTTAAGTTTGCTCGTAATAAAGGTGAACTTATAAATCCAATGGATCTTCCAACATTTAAACAAAAATTCGACGGCCATGCATCTGCAATGGTTGAAGAAACTTTTAAGTTTGCCGCAGAAGATTTAGCCAATGCACTAATTAAATTACCAGCTAAAGTTCAACAAGAAACGTTTGAAAACGGCCTTAATTGGATGAATATGGAATTGATCTATTCTAAAAATCCAAACGTAATCTATTACGATAGAGATGTTATTCAATTTCATGGTATAAAAAAGACGGATGGTAATGGTAATATAATTGCAGAAGACAGTAAACCTGCCGCAATAATAGCAAAAGCATTAGAGTCTGTTAAAGCAAACGTTGGTAAAACCTTTACAATAATTCCCCCACAAATTATTAAACTTGGCAAAGATATTGATTTTGAAAAGAACAAAGCCAAATTCTTAAAACAAGTTGAAGCACTTAGAACAAGATATAATTTAACAGACGCTGACGAAGTTAGTCGCTATCACGAAATGTGGTGGAGAGAAGAAATCGAAAAAGCTTTCGGTGATTTAACTCAAGATCACAAAGAGGGTTTATTACTTAGATGGGCATATGAAGACAAGAAGACTCTAAACATGAGAGCACTTGCGAAAGAGGTAACTCCAGAACAAATGGAAGCCATTAGAAAGTTTGATAAAGAGGACTCTAAGAAAAAGTATAAAGAAAACATTAGACCATTTGAAGATCTATTCTTAGAACTAGGTTCTGTAATTTTAAAGAATGCAAGTAACTTTGTTGCTGCCAACCCAGACGCTGAGATGCAAAGACTGCATAATCAAATTAGAACTGAGGCTGATAAAATTAAAAAAGGCGGTTCTGTTGATCAAATCACTAAAGTTGAAGCTGAATTAGCCAGACTCGAAAGAATTGGTGGCATTGAATCTATTGTGCCAACCGAAGGTATCGTTTTTGTTTACAAAGGTAAAACATTTAAACTAACGGGTACATTCGCTGCAATTAATCAGCTCATGGGTATCATTAAGTACGGACGATAAATACTATAATATGGCATTACAAAACCTAAAAACATATTTCGAATCTACTAATATTAATGACTTTCAAGAGTTATTAAAACAAACTTGTGTTGTAACTGAAAAAGTACAGGCATCAAGCTTCCATGTTAAAAGAGAAGCTGATGGCACGGTTGAGTTTTTCAAGAGTGGTTCAAAGGTTGCTATGAATAAGGTAGATCGTACCTTAGTAAAATACTACGAAAACGGAATTAAACACTTTAACACACTCTTAAAAGAAGTTGTTGAAGAAATGCCTTCTGATTGGAAATTCGGATTTGACTATATGGTTGATAAAAAAACCATTGATATTGAGTATGATTTATTACCAAAGAATAATCTAATTCTTACACATATTCAAGTTTTAAATCCAGCTAATCCTACTCAAATTAAAAGAGTAATTAGAGATCCACAAATCTTAAAAAAGTGGGCCAACAAGTTAGACGTACAAGAGACACCTATTGTATTTGAAGGCCAATTACAATCACATCAAAAACAAGAATTGATTGACTTGTTGCAATTAAGTATCGAAGCGTTTGGTACTAAGTTTAAAAACGAAAGTTTTACTAGAAAGATTTACAATATCTTTAATAATGGTCTATCAAAAACTGCACTTAACACAGATCTTGATAAACCTATTGATAGTTTAATCCTTAATTTCTACGAAGGTCGCAATCCAAAAAGTTTTAAATTAGAAAGATTTGATAGAGCAAAACAAGAAGATAGACAACCATCTGACATGTATCAAATTTCTATTTTAGATCTAGTTGAATTTTTAGATGGTTTTGATCTAAATAGTATTCAACTTAAAGAAGAAGATGCTGATCTAAGATATATTGAATTAATCTCAGCGGTCTTTAATGCATACGTAGAAAAGAATGCTTCAAAATATATTGGCGCTGATTTTGATTCAGCTGAATTTGCAGCTGCTCCAGGATTTGAACTTAACACTGCATATATTAGAAGTGAAAAAACACTTTCATTGGTTCAAAATAAAGTCTTAGCTGAACTATTTAAAATAGCACTAGGATCATTTAGAAAAAAGAGAACCAAAGAAACAGATATAATTAACGCTGACTTAATGGCACAGATCAACGATAACGTCGAAGAGATCGAAGCTATTGTAATGAGCAAAACAAACGAACAAGACGTTATGGATTTTAAAAGATACCTACTAAATCAAAAACTTAAGGGCGAAGTTAGTCCAATTATGGAAGCCTTAACTGTGAATTACCCAGAACAAGGCGAAACTCCAGTAAATATGTTTGTTGGACGTTTCCAACCGTTTACATTGGGCCACGCTAAAGTTATTGAAACTATTCACAAACAAAATGGCTATCCAGTGGTAATCCTCTTGATCAAGTCAAAGTCTAAAAAACCAGAAGATGCGTTTAAAAGACCTTATGATGAAGATACGCAAATGGCAATGCTTGATAGATTAAAGTCAAAGTATCCAATTGAGAAGGTTTACATATTACCGACAGCCGGTATCGATCATATGTTTAATGCAATGAGAAGCGATGGTTACGAGCCAGTACTTTGGGGTACAGGAACAGATAGAATGAAGAGTTATGGCTTTCAAGTAGATAATCCAGAATATAGAGAAGATCTTGGAGTTAGAACAGATTTTGGACTATTTGAAATACCAAGAACTGGTAAAAACATTTCAGCAACACAAGTTAGAAACGCAATGTTAGACGGTGACGAAAAACTGTTTAAGAAACTAACACCAAAGCCAATTCACGGCATGTACACTGAGCTAAAAGAAAAATTAGAGGCATCGATGGGTGTTACTGCAGAGAGTCATTTAATGACGTTTGAACAGTTTATCACTAAACTCTAATATATAGTATAAGAATATAAAAACACAAATATAAAAAATGAAAAAATTCCAAGAATTTATCAACGTCAATGCTAAGCCAGTTAACGAGGCTACGGTTGAAATGGACGCAATGAATCCAGAAGATAAAGACTTTTTAAAGTTTTTAAAAAAGAATAAGGTTGAGATTATTGATACCATGATGGACGGCCCAGCAGGAGGTCACCCTGTTATTACGATGCAAGGAAAGAGAAAAGATCTTGAAAGAGTTTTAGCTGATAGCGTATATGGATGGGACGATCCGGGTTTAGCTGAATACATCGAAGAGTCAGCTAATGTTAACGAATCAAGAATTGTGATCAAAAGAAAATACACTGAAAACCACCCAGCAATGACAGCTGGAATGCACGCTTCTATTAGAAACAAAGTGCTAGAAGCTATTGCTGATGGTAAATTGACTAAAGAAGAGTTTGATAACTTGGTAAGAGAGATGTCAAAAGATTCTGGCAGATGGGCTAGAAGAAACGCAAGATACTTTAACGTATCTGAAGATGGTGTTTCACTTTCTAAATATGGTAGAAAAATCTTTAACACTATTAGTGTAACTGAAACTGAAACTTTAGAAGAAGGTCGTAAATTTGTGGCGGCTGCAACTAAAGCTAAACAAGAAGGTAAGACTGAATTTGAATTTGACGGTAAAACTTACCCAGTAACAGTTAAGGACGCTCCGAAAATTGAAGAGGGAGAAGAAGTAAAAGAGACTTTCTTACATGAATCGTTCTCAACATTCATTGAATCTATTTCATTAAACGAAGCGTTTAAGTCTAGTCTATTCGCTAGTTTATTTACAAAACGCGGTGGAAAAATAGATAAAAATTTAGCTAAAGCATTTTATGGTACAGCTAAAGTAAAAATGGATCTAATTGAAGATGAAGATCTTTTGACAATGGATCCTCAAACAGCTTACAAAAACAAGCAAGCTGACACTCTTATTTTCTATATTTCAGATACTTCTAAAGAGAAACCAAATGCACCGAGAGATTCATGGACCGATCATAAGTCAATCCCAGGTGAAGGCTACTTATTAGCAGTTGCTTCTGGTGATAATACATTCTATACTTCTGTATGGGGTGGAGGCCATTTCAGTCGCGGT